GATTCAAGTTTCCTTATAAGAATCGTTCAAATGCGTTTGCAGCGTCACGAACTTTACCAGATCGCTTAAGCTGCGCCATTGTGTTTTTATGCTGTTCAGACTCTGAATTTCGCGGAGTTGAAGTTCCTGCCTTCATCATCTTCGGAGCAGCTTCTACCTTTTTAGTAGTTAGAGGCTTGTTGCTCTGAAGTTTGGCGTACTTCATTCCGTGATACAGACTCGTAACAGCACGAGAATCATACAAATTTGCCAACTCTGCGTCAGTCCACCCAATAGATTTCGCGTATTCACGAATATCTTTGCGGATTTGGTCGCCCTGTTTAGGGTCACCATAGCCAGGGATAGCGGATGAGAGCTTTTGACTTTCATCAGAAAGATGCTTTTGCAGTCGCTCAGATTGCTCGGCTTGTTGCTGTTGTGCAATGCGTTGCTTCTCTTGTTGCAGTACCGCTAACTGCTTCTCTCGTTGCGCTTGCTCGGCTACCTTTACGGCATAGCCAATTGGGTCAACTTCTTTCAGAGCATCTAAATCTTCACCTTTGTTCTGCTGATTGAGGAATTGCTCGATCATTTGCAGACGTTGGGCGTATTGATCTCTTAATTGATTTGCTTCCTGAATACGAGCGCGTTCAGCTTCAACGCTCTTTCGTTCTTCAGATAGCTTCTGGGTCTTCTTGGTGTAGTCAGCACCTAATTGATAGCCCTCAATAAGCTCTTTCTCAGTTACTTCACGATCTTCACCAGCAGCTTTAATGCGGAAAGTCCGTGTAGGCTGTTCTTCAGCTTCTTCAGAATCTACCAACTCCGTGTCAACTGCTTCCTCAGTTTCCTCAACAATTTCCTCGTCAACTTCTGGTTGGCTGTTGTCAGCGCCTTCGATTGGCTCCATCATGTCAAGAAAAGCTGAAGCGGCATTGTTCACCGTCAGCGGCCCACTTCCTTGCGGAGTCGTGTTTTCGCTCATGTCATTCCCAAATTGTCAGTCTAAACCGTAGACTACGGGTAAGTTTCCTTACAAAATCTTCCACTTTTTTGATTCTATTTGCCGTGTTGCAGCCATAGATTCAAAATGTCCTAAGACCGATTGTAATGCGTTTACTTTTGAATATGCAAGTTCTCGTAATTCAGACTCGTGCGGCTGTGAATTTACGATCTTTTGCAACTCCAAATTCTTTAAAAGCTCTACTTCGCCTTTAAAGAACTCGTCATTAAGCAGATTTTTGGCTAGTTGCGGTTTGTCCAAGGATTGCACTCACTAGATTGTTGATGTTTACTGGCGTACCCATTGGGGTAAGTTGTTTACCAGCAGCGAAAATGTCATTGAATGTCAAATTCTGCTGATTTGGCAGGCCTTGCCATTGTGTACCAGTTAGAAGGTTTTGGTCAGTAAATATTTTACTTAGGTCAACTGGAGTAAAACCTCCAGCAGTTCCGCCAGTGTTTCCTGTATATGTTGGTGGCTTCCATGTGTCAGGAATTGGAACAATCTCAAATCCTCCGCCACCACCACCACCACCGCCTCCAGTATCACCGCCACCACCTACCAAACTTGCGACTGTGCTAACCAATGGCAAAGCCTTGATAACATCAGATGCTGTTATTTTTGTTGGAGTGCCAGTTCCTTCTTTAACAGGGTTTGTGATTGAAGTTGTGCCTTTGTATAAATTGTCTGGAGTAAAAAGTCCAGTATTTACGCCGCCAGAACTTAATGTCCCACCGCCAACAGCATTAGCTGTTAAGCCTTGAGCGCCACCCATGTAGGCTAGATTTCCTGCAAGGTTAGCAGTTAAGCCTAAACCACCATTGCCAGCAGCTGGAACAGCAAAACCTCCAGATACAGTATTTAATACTGGCGTGCCTTGCAATCCTAAACCACCTTGCGCCGTTGGCATGGTGTAGTCAAGGCCAGTATTTGGAACTGTTGGAGTTGTTGTTGGAGCTGTTGTCCCATCAACTGTAGGAGTTCCAGTTGTAAATGGAGACTTGCCATACATACCTTGATAAGCATTGAGAGCAGTACCAAGATTAACTTCGCTACGGCCTACGTCAGTTGCAACATCAACCAAAGCCAACTCAGGCGCTAATATTTTTGCAATAGTCCAAGCTGGCCCTTGTCCTTGCGTAAAGCCAGCAACTTCATTGCTTAGACCTTTAACAAAACCACCGCCATCGCTTGCCTGCACGTTTAATCGTACAGACCCATCAGGGTTCCACATACCACGGGCTGTCGTTTTGTCATCAAGCCAAGTCGCCTCTGGAGCAGCGTAGTAGTCTAGTTTGCCAGTTGGGTCGTAATGGGCGTAGACAGACAGGCCGTTTACAGTTGTTGGTGTCTTTGATATATAGCCAGTAATAATTGGGTCACTATCACCACCACCAATGCTTTCAGCCTCAACGCCTTCTGTTTTTAACTCGCCACCTGTTGTTGATTGATATTCGCCATCTCCAAAGCCTAACATCTCAGTTTTTACAGGCGTGAACTCCAATTGTTTAGGAGCGCCAGCTTTGTCTATATTAAGAGGGCTGAAAATCTGTGATTTCCAATCAAGCAATCCAGCAGGAGCTGCTGCTGGTGCGCTAGTTACTGGTGCAGAAGTTTGAGCAGCAGGCGCTGACATACGAGATTCAACAGCCGCCACTGGTAATCCAGTAACAGCAGCTAGTTGAGCAGCGGAAACACCAGCCGCATTAGCGGCAGCAGTAATCTCAGCATCCGTAGCTGTTGGATTTGCAGCTAACCATGCTGCTACTTCTTGATTTGATGCCATGATTTATCCTGGAATTTCAATGTTAGACGTAATGCCTGCGCCAACCTTCATTGCCTTCATCTGAGCTTCTGCCATGAACTCCTCTTGCTTCAGAGCCATCTCAGCTTGTGACTTCTCACGCTCAAACTGAAGTTGTGCAGCAGCCTTCTCACGCATCAATTGAAGTTCAGCAGCAGCCTTTTGTTGGGACAATTGAATGTCAGCCTGAGCCTTCATCTGTTGAGACTGAATGTCGGCTTGAGTCTTAGCCATGTAAGCCTGCACTTCTGGAGGCATTGGAGGCTGTTGTTGTGGCGGTGGGTTAGACAATGCCTGATCTTGCTCAGGGCTAATTGCCTTGTAGAACTCAGCAGAGTCTTTAAATCCAGCAGCTTCGACCATACGGCCCAAGGTGTTGCGGTATTGGCCCATAGAAACCATAGGGTTTGCTGGCCCCATTTGACCCAAGATTTGCTCTTGTTTAGCAACAATCATGCTCAACATAGCCATCTGCTCTTGGCGGTTACCAGCACCTAAGCCCACGTTAATGTCTGTGTCGTACTGGTTAGACCACTCTCGTGGGTCAAAAGCCACATACTGACCGCGCATCCGAACGATACGGGGCTTGTCTTGGTACTTACAGAGAAGATGCAAGATGCCTTTGAAAAGCGACTTAACGCCTGTCTCAGCAAAGATTCGAGCAATCATCTCAACCTTGCCAGCAGCACTTTGTTGCATAGAAGCAACAGCCGCAGCAGTCACGTTTTGCAAGACTGAAGCATCTAAGCCTTGGCTTGCCTCTGTGATGCCTGTGCGCTTTTGTTGCACAGAATCAAGGTATTGAAGCATTGGGAAGGCTTGAGCAGCAACAGGCTGAACAGCCAACTGTTGAACAGCGCCTTGTGACTTGATACGAATCACACCGCCAGCGGTAGATGTAAGCAAGTCATCAATGTTTACCTGACCATCCAAGGCCGTAAGACGAGCGTTGTTAGTCAGGTATAGATTGTCAAGAATCTGGCGCGTAATGGTCGTTTTAATGAGCTGAATGTCCATTGTGCGGTCTGCCATCGACTCGCCAAAGAACTTGTGAGGCGTTGGGATTGGGCAGAGCGAATGGAAAGGCGTGTAGTCAGTCTCAACACCAAGCTCATCACCGCCATCAGGAATTAGCACTTCGTTAGAAGCAAAGAACACCTGACGCAACTCAGCGATGCCATCATCATCAAGGTCAGCGCGGATATAGCACTCAAACACCTCAACGGTCTGCATAGACTTATCCATGCTTGGCGACTCTGATACGTTCTCACCGTCATCCATACGGGCCAAGTATTCCTCTGTGTAAGTCAGAGACTCAGAGGAGTTAAGGCCGTTCACTACGTCTTTGTCAAAGCCCATTGCGATCAAGTCGCTACGGGTCATCAGTCGGCGGTGAGCCACGAATGGCGCTGATTCGATATTCTTGGCACGTTTGGAGATTAAGAACTCCTCTGGTGGCACGTTCTCGACAACAACGTGGCCTGACTTCTTTTTCTTCTTAACAGTCACGCTGTTAGATGAATAGGTAACAGGCTGTCCCAATTGGTCAAGCACAGGGTTGCCAGCAGGGTCAACCATCTCGTTCTCAACTACTTCCTTCTCGACCACTTCCATGGTTTCGTCAGACAGAAGCATTGCAAGCTCGTCATCAGACAAGTCGCGGTAGGTTTCTTTGGTTACGTCTTCTTTGTCTTCCCAATAGGCTTTAACAATGCCAACCTTTTGAAGCAAAGCATCCTTGAACCAATCGTGCATGATGATGATGCCATCGTTATCACGCATAAAGACCCAATTGCAATACTCAGTGGCTTGTTTAGCAGCCGCCTCGTCTTGTGGGCCTCGTGGGTCAAAGCGTACAACTTCATCAGACGATGAGAAGATGCGAACAAGTGCAGGCAGAGCGCCATCTACGGCTTCTGCTACTTCACCAGTAATAATTTGAGATTTACCCTCAACCTCATTGCCATAAGGCTGGCGTAAATACGCATTAAGCGCGTCTGAACGGCTCTGCGTAGTTTCAGTTTCTAAGAAACCAATTGAGTTACTAATCTCAGAGTCAATGATTGACTTCAGTTTTTCCAAGCTCATTTGCGCCTTTCGGTGGCCTGCCCATTTTTGGGCGTTGCTCTGATTGTAACGCTTTCAAGGCATTTTCAAGCAACTCAATGCGATCTTCAAGCTCTTTGATCTTACGGGGGTCGGCAATGTTGCCTTGTTTCATAATAAGCATTAGACAATCCAGTTCTTAGGTACGTTGATGGGTTTACCCCATGATGAGTTATCTTCTTTTAGGCCGATTGCAAGGTATCTAAAAGCATCAGATGCGTGACTAGACCAATCGTGCATTGGGCGTTCAAAGAAGATTTTGCGCTTTTCGTCATAGGCTCGGCGGTAATTCTTGAGTGCGTTTAGGCCAATCTTGACGTTTGGCACGTTAAACCAGCACCTTGGAAGCAGGCGGCGAACGGCTTGGATGCCATCATCAACCCCCATCTTTGGAGCGATTCTGATCTCAAGCCCTGCGTTTGTCAGCATCTCGTGGCGGCTCTTGCCTGTCCCAAGCTCTCGAACCTGTACGTCATGCGGCAATATATGCTCGGCTTTGTCGTAGTTGTTGTTCCGCAGCCAGGTAACGTAATTGTCAAGACCAACGCCATTGTTCTCGTAATAGTCAATCAGACGAACCTCTGAGCCTGCAATTTGAGCCACCCAGATAGCTGTGCTGTCGCCCATACCCAAGTCCCAAGCGGTCACCATTTTGCAAAGGTCATCCCTTGGGATTTCCTGAATGTGCTTCTTTTCCTCAAGCTCGTTAATGATTTGACCGTAGTAAGAACCTTCAACAGCAGCGTCAAACGAACACTCAAACTCTTGCAGGTACTTATCTTCACCCATCTCAGACTTGGCGGCTCTTAGCTCAGACTCAGCAATTACCTTGGTTTCTGAGGCTTTGAACTCAAGCAGACCCCAATCGTCTTCTCTTTCGGCCCTGTCTCTGAGTTCTTTGAAGTGATTGTGACCTTTAGGCGTTCCGATAAATAAGCACCAACCGAGTCTGTCTGCGAGTGCAGGTCGAACAATGTCAGTCCAGATTTTTGGGTTTTGGTCACCGATTTCAT